TACAGGACCATTCTGCCAGACAGTTTGACCCTCTTGTAATCTATAACCGCCGAGTAAATCATCCTCATCGGTCTCGATAGTAATATTAACTCTAATACATTCTCTTTTTGCCTGAGCACAAGCCTGAGATACGTTCATAGTCTTACCGTTACCAGAAAGACCAGTAATAAAGATAGGATAAAATTGTTTACTAGAAACAATCGATTTAATATCTTTGAAATAACCCCATGGTACAAACACAGGATCTTTAGAAGGTATAATATTACCAGTTAAAGATGAAATAACAAATGCAGCCTGATTTACTGTTTCAACAGCAGGTGCGGTTTCTTCTTTAGGTAATTCTGAAATAATATCTTCCTTGATTTTAGGAGAGATATCGTTGCCGTCAACTGGAAGAGAGTAAACTCCTCTAGCAACTTTATATTGGTCTTGTTTCAACCAACTTGGATTTTTGATCGTGCCTTTTTTCACTAAGGCATTGATCTCTGATCTAGATAAATCAGTTTTCTTATAATGTTTATATAAGATTTCAACTTGATTTAACTGATCTTGATTTAATGTAGTCATCAATCGTCCTTTCATAATGTTATAATGCTATGCTACCGTATTTTGATGAAAAAGTCAAGCATATAATCCATTTTTTTCCCCTTGTTTTCTGCGACTTTTCCATTTTGTTTGTTCATACTTTGTTCTTTTTAGTCAATATGGGGGTCGAAACCCCCATATTTTTGAGATTTTTTATTATTCACTAACGGTTTCGTTAGTTTCAGATTCCATAGTCTGACCTAGAGTAGGTAGACTATATGAAGCTCTGCCTATTCTATAAGCAGTATTCTTCATTAACCAAGCAGGTTTTGTGATACCGTGCTTACTTTGTAAAGATATAATATCTTTTCTAGTAATCTCGGTTGTAAAACCTTCTTCGTTTGCCAATTTGACAAACTTTTCTTGATTAGGATTTAAATTAATTGGAGTATTAGTTTTTTCCATAATATAAGTTCCCTTCAAGTTAAGCGACTTGTTCTATGAACTTGTTTAGAACTATTCGACTATCTCTATTTGATTTTAGAGTAGAAGCGAATAATCTTTTTAGTTCACTCTTTTTAGCATTCTCTGATGGTGTCGCCATTTGACCATCAGATATCTGCATTTCACCCCCAGCAAGGAGATAAAACTCATCATAACCAACATTGTCTTTTACAACAAGACATTTGTTTTTTCTATAATCTGCCATTACTTTTTTTCTGTCATAAACTTTTTGACCTTTTTCCCAAGCATAACTAGGAAAATAATGATCTAAAGTATAACGATCAATTTTTTTACCACTTGATATGTAGAAACCTAAAACTTTAGTGCCAGTTCTTTGTCTCAAAGCGTCTAACAAACTTTCTGTTAATTGATATCTACCCACATCATTATATTCTTTTTTAGTAATCGTATCTCTTAAAACTACATTACTATCCCAATGAGGTTGAGTAGCATACATACCATTAACCATTCTTTTGTAATATCTTTTTTCTGCTTCTTCTTCAGAGATATTTGTATTAATCTTTTCAAAACCACCATCACTTGAACCGTCAGTTAAGAATACAGTATTCATTTTATCAATGCCATACTTTTTTCTGAAGGCAGTAACCATTGGCATAGAAGCCATGATAGCGTCATTCAATGGAGTAGAACACATACCATAACCAAAAGGTTCTCTAGGTAAATTACCTACCCAAGACCATTGTGATCTTATTTGTTCGATCTCATCCCAATTCATAGTTCTATATGCCTTTCTAGAAATAGAATATTTAGGATTGTTTTTTTCTGCAAGCATGAATAAGTTAATCATACCTTTTTCATATTCTTGAGCGTTCATTCTAGAAGAAACAAAATTAAGTAGATTTAATCTGTTATCGATAGTAATATCACCATCTTGATATACAGGACATCTATTATCTGTTTTAACTCTATCATAACCATCGTTGTTAAAAGCATATACTTCAAAAGGTATATTTACTTTTTTACAGAACATAGTTAGGTTCATAAGTTGGTGAATAGTATTAGTAATTTTATCGTGCATACTACCTGACCAATCTATAAACATCATCATACCGTGATTTTTACCATTCGGTGTGATTGCCATTCTCTTGAAAATATCATCATTATATTTGTAAGAGTGTAATTTTAAAGGATCAATAACACCTGATTTGTCTTGTTTAGTTCTAGAGTAAGCGGCAGCAGCCTTTTTCATTTCATACTCTTTGACCATATAAGAAACTTTTTTACTTTGTTGTTTTGTAAATTTTCTATACTCTGAAACTAGTCTTAAAATGGACTCTGATTTTAGAGGTCTATCACTATCAGGTTTCATAATACGATCAAAATCTTTTAATACTAGTTTATAATCTACTACATAATCTTTAGTATTTTTGAAAGTATGAATATTCATATATTCATTGTTCTTAGATTTAGGATCTAGTAGATTGCCTTTTTTACTTTCCCAAGATTGATCTGTTTCAGCAGAAACTTCTTCAGGAATATCTGAAGGTTTTGCAGCTGCACCTTGTAATTCTTTATCTGATTGTTCGCCACTTTGTGGTTGATCTGTATTAGCATTTTCTTCTTGTTTTTGATTTTCTTCTTCATCACCATCTTCGGCAGAATCGTTTGAACTATTATTTTCTTCTTCTTCGTTGTCGTCTTGATCTTGATTACTATCTGAGGGATCGTCACCATCTCTCATTTCATCATCTTCCTCACCATCATAATCATCATTACCTGTAACAGACTTCATTTCTTGTTCTTTCTGTTCGGCTTCGTCTTTACAATACTCTGATAATTCTTCAGCAAGTTTGATTACATCATCAAAGGTTTCTAAATTGTTCATTCTAGAAACTACATCTTGTTCGTATTCGTCTTTGAATATAATAGGAGATTCTACATGAGAAGATTTAAAATGAATATTCAATCTATCAATAAGTAATAATTCGTTTACGTCTTTGTCTTTAGTGCCAAAGAAATCATTTTTAATTAAATCTCTATAGCCTCTGATAAAAGATTGTGATAGACCTGGATATTTTCTTTTGATTAGTTTTTCAATACGAGCATCCTCAATAACATTTAAGAATGACTTTGGAATCTTTTTTTCAATAACAGACTTTTCCCAACCTGATTGTGGAGTAAATAGTGCATGACCGACTTCGTGTGAAATAAGTAAATCAGTAATATCATTATTCATATGTTTCCAGATAGGTAATACAAGTAATCTAGATTTGACATCAAAATAAGCAGTTTGTACTTTTTTGTGTTCTACTGATATATTTTCAGTAGCAAGTAATTTTGCAAGATATGATTTTGCCTGATTGTTTATGTTATCTGTTTTTTGCATATATTATCATGCTACCGTATTTCGGTCTAAAAGTCAAGCATATTTACCACTTTTTTTGGAATAAAATAACCCTTATTTTTCAAGGGTTTATCTGCTGACAGAATGTCGCAGTTGTATTTGTTCTTACTTTGTTCTACTTTTGAAAGATAAAAGTAGGTTCAAATTTACGGCCTGAGATGTCTGGTCTCTTGTATTCGCCCATATATTGTTGTTTTTGTTTTGTTTCTTGAACATCACCATCTATTGTAGATACAGCAGATCCCCCTTGTTGAGTAGATAATGATAACCACCATGTATCTGTATGTTCAAATCCTACTTCTTTCGCAAGTGAAACTGTATCTTCTTCAAATGTTTTATATTGTTTTGTATTAGCAACATTGAGTGCAAGATATTTGCCAGTTTTAAGGCCTTTGTGTGCATTGGCAATAGTCTGTTTTAAAAACTTTTCTTTCCAGATATCACTAGTTGAGAACTTGATACTTGATTGTTCTGGTTCATCACCGTATGCTTCCCAACCAAAGTAAGGTGGACTCGTAAATACGAAATCTAGACTTTCATCTTCTGGTATAAATGTTTCGCTACCTTGTCTGTGTAACTCATATGTGTTGTGTTGATTGCCATAGTCATTTAATATGCCTTGTAAACCCTCGTATGTCGGTATACAAGGATCAGTACCAATATAATTTACACCAGCTGCAATTGCACCTAACAATCGACCACCATAACCCATACTAGGATCCCATACTGTGCCTGCAACTGTGCCTTCAAGTGGACTATCTTTATCTACAAAGACATCATACATAGCTGCAGCTGCAGTAGGTCTAAAATTAGAAACCATTTGAGTGCCACTATATCGTCTTAACATAGATCGCATATCTGATTCTGTAATCATATGAGCAGGTTTCTTTTGAAAGAATGTGCCTGATAATATTTTATTTAAACCTTTTTTAAGATGTTCTTCATCTTCCCATATCTCCATGGGTGTTTTCATTTTACCACACTTGATACCCCATGCGTGTTCCATATATGACCATGCAAGATTTAGACCGTGTGCAGATTGACCTATAACTTTATTTTTTCTATCAATAAGTGTATCTCGTCTAAAATTTACTAACTGATTAAATATCTCATTTCGCCACTCTCTATTTTTTGGATAATAAGGAAAACCTTTTTTCTTCCAATCATCATGAACTTGTTGTAGATTATCTGTCATATAGGTAAACATCTCCTGGTAATGTGCCTTTTGCCCATGATGTGGAGCCGACTAGTTTCATATTATTTTTGAGATAAAATTTCTTTGCTACTTCATTATCACTACGAACACTTAGATATACTCGTCTTGGATCTACAAACTCAAAGAACTTTTGTAGTGCTTGACTTGCAGAACCGTTATGATATTTAGCTGCGATTTGATGTAATATACAATCACCTTGTTGGGCAATCACATCGCCTATTCTTTGTTTTCTTTTATAAAAATTATATGTAATCACTACATCATTATCAAATATTAAGTTTTCTTTTGCAATCATGCGTTTCATATAGTCTGTTCTTATATGAGGAAACCATTTCTTGTGTTGATAAAATATTTCTTTTACCGATTCAAAGTCTGTTTCTTTGGCATGATTCATAAAATAAGTATATCACAAATAATTAGTTAAGTAAAGCCCTCATCTTTTCGTTAGAATAACAATCAGCAACTAGATGTATTCTATCAACATCACTAGTATTTCTTACAGCATGGGCTTTGGTAACATCAGTATAATAATAATGACCAGTTTCTAAATTATATTCTGTGCCATCTTTATCTTTTGTATTTTCATATAATGTAAAAACAACTTGATCGTTTGTTCTAATTGGCATATGTATTCTAATAATATCGCCGTCATCAAATCCTATTTGTTTGTCTATTTTATCTGTATGTTTGCCAATAACTTTACCTGCTTCTAATTTCATAAATCTAACTCTCTCAAACTCACAAGGCAACTTATCTAACATTTCTAGTACAGGTTCCATAACCTCATTATCTTTTAATGATGTCCATTGTAGTTTTGTATCTACATCTACTGAACTTTTTAAGACACCAGGTTTTAGTATATCTTCAGGATTAGGTCCATAACCATGTAGTGATATGGCATCCCAACCTGTTTTTGCATATTTTGTTTTTACTTTTGCCATCTCTAAACAATCTAATAATATTGCGACTGCTTCTAAATTACCAGTAGATGGCTCTAAAGATAATTCTTTCATTATAGGTCTACTCATTTTATTCTCCTTGTATTCGCCATTTAGGATCTCTTGGCACCCAATTATTTGGCGGTTCTTGATAGTCTTTTTCTTCTAATCTACTCCATATCTCGTCAACAGATAATATGGTTAGACCAGTTCTCTTTTTTACTTCTTCGATTGCATCCTCTAACTGTTCTCGATTATATTCTTTCTTTCTTTGAAAGTCATAATACTCTTTTAAATTTTGATATTCTTCTAGTGATATCATAACTTATATTCAAAATTTTGTGTCTCATCATTTATATTAATTTGTTTTGCACCATTACTAATATGAAAGTGTGTTGCCATAGGTGTAAGTGGTGATAAAGTTACTAATTGTGCAAAGTTATTTTCTATTGTCCACTCTCTTAACTTGTTTATGATTTCTCTACCTGCACCTCTTTTTCTAGACCATACTGTATATGCCACAACGATCTCACCTCTTTGATCGTCTTGATTTGCAGCCTGAGACATATAGTTCATCTCTCTAACTGTATGAGGTATTTCAGGACATAATGCAATACAAACGATTGCCTCTATTTCATCATTGTATTTTAGACCAAATATCTTACGACCATGTGTGATTCTAAAACCTAACGTAAGTTCAGGTCTTACAGGATCCTCTGAGACATCTATGTCATCTAATTCAACTAACTCTGTGCCTTTGACCCATTTAAAAAAGTCATTTATATTATCTTTCAACTTTTTCATCTTCTCTTTCTAAAAAATCTTCGCCATAGTGCTGATCTTGTCATACTAACAACTGTAAATATAATTGCGATACCCATACTATCAAATATACTAGGATGTAAATCAAAGAGTGGAAATATTGTCAATTGTATGATAACTGCTAAAAAGAAACCACTACCGACATCTATCACACTTTCTACGATATCCCTACTAATTTTGATTTTTAGGGGGAAAAACAGTCTTATAGCCGCCGCTAGGGACGGTTTTAGAGCTGTCTGTGTATGATAGTACCCCTTAGATTTTGACATTTTTACTCGCAACTTCATTTCTCAATCTTTCTTGTTGTCGTCTGATTGTTTGTTTAATTAATTTTGCTTGTGCCTTTTTGCCTCTGTCTAGTTTCATCTTACTTACTAGATCGGTAAATATATATCCATTCATATGTTCATTTTCATGTTGAAATATTCTTGCTGACATACCGTGCAAATATTCTTCTACCTTTTCACCACTCTCATCTGTGTATTCTACGTTAACCCATTTAGGTCTGTTTATCATTAAGAATAAGAAAGGAAAAGATAAACAACCTTCTTTCATATTGACAGTCTCTTGACTAAAATCTTTGATAAGAGGATTGAAACAGTTTCTTACTTTACCGCCTTCTATCTGTGGGTGACCGCCCATGACAAACATACGAAATGGTAAACCAACTTGATTGCAAGATAGGCCTATACCACCATACTTTGTCATACTATCATACATTTTTTGAGATAGTTCTTTTCTATCTTTCATTTCAAACTCTTTCAACATACTATCTTCGAAAGGTGCGATCTTCATAAGTAATCTAGGATCAGTAGGTGGTATTAAAGGAAAAGTCTTTTTATCTTTTTTCTTTAAATGTTTATGTAGATCAGTAATATGTTCTGTTGTTTTTTCTTTGTCTGTTTTAAGAATAGGTGTCTTACCACTTTGTATATTTTCATAGTGTTTGACTGCCTCTTCTACTTTTGCTGGGGTTAGTTTCTCTGCCATTATTCTGCCATCCTTGTAAAGTTTTTGTATTTCTCAAACTTCATAACTCTAGGGAACTTATCCATTAGACTATCTCCTTTGTGTGATATAACAAATACATTTTCTTTTGCCATAGTGTTTTGTAATATTCTCATAAACTCGTCTGTGCCTGAAGCGTCTAGTGAACTATCAAATATTTCATCTAATATTAATAAGTTAGTATTTGTTGAGTTCTTTAGTTTAGCAATCTCTCGCCATGTAAATAATATTGCTAAATCTATTCTTAGTTTTTCACCCTCACTAAAAGAGTGATAATTAAATTCATCTCTGTGTCTTGATTTGATTGTTTCATTAAATTCTTCATCTAAACTAAAATTAACAAAGAAGTCCATATCTGCTAGATTCTTGTTTATTAGTTGATTCATGATAGGTAAATACTGTTTAATTATTTTAGTTTTGATACCAGTATCTTGCATTAGATGTCTAGCAGTATCTATGTAAAGAGCTTCTTCTTTTTGAGATATCTTTTCTTTTTCTAGTTCAGTTTTTCTTTCTCTTAGTTGATTTAATTCGCCAGTCTGTTCTGATGTAGATATTTTTTCATCTCGTAATTGCTCTATTTCTTCTCCTAGTTTTACTCTTTGTTTTTCTATTTCTTCAATAGATGTTTCATAACGATTTATCAATAACTCTTTTTCTCTAATCGTGACCATTGTTTTATTGATAGTATCAAGTTTCATTTCATTGGTTTTGATTTCTTTATCTATCTGGCCTAGAGCACTTTCTAATTCTAATACTTTTTCTTTTTTCTTTCCTATCATTGTAGATTTATATGCCTTATCAATCGCTTGTTGACAAACAGGACAATCATCATGTGATTCAAAGAAATTTAAATCTTTTTTGTGTTTACTACAAGTATTTTCTAACTTTGCTTCCATGTTGTGAAGTTTTTTATGTTTTTCATTTATCTTAGATTCATTCAACACTTGTTTTTGTAGTTCAGCAATATCTGTTTTAACTTTTTTTATATCTAACGAATAGTTTGATATATCAGTTATACATTTATCTAACTCTGCTCTTTTAGATTCTACTAAATCTTTACTACGATTACTAATATCATCAATATATTTTTCCTTATCTTCAATTTTATTATCGGTAATCTGATAATTAAAATCTGTTTGTTTAATTAATTCACTTTGATTTTTTTGTTTTTCTCTAAACAGTAAATTCATTTTAGAAAAGATTTCTATATCTAATATTTCTTCAACAACTTGTCGTCTATGTCTAGCTCTTAGTTGCATAAATGGCACAAAAGAAGCATTACCTAAAATTACAACTTGTGTAAATGATCTAAAATTTAATTTAAGTATTTGTTGTTCTAGATGTTTTTGATAATCTCTTTGAGCTGCGTCTTGATTTAACATATCACCATCGCACCATATCTCAAATGTATTTGGTTTGATACCTCTTATAATCTTATAATCTTTTTGACCTACTACAAACTCAACCTCGACAATACACTCTTTCTCGTTGATTGAATTAATTAATTGATCTTTCTTAATATTACGAAATGGTCTTTGAAATAAACCAAAACACAATGCGTCTAACATAGTAGATTTACCAGCACCGTTCTCACCCACAACTAATGTGGTCTTATGATTTGCTAAGTCTATTTCTATAAACTGTTGGCCAGTAGATAGAAAGTTTTTATATCTTACTTTTTTAAATGTTATCATCTTTTATATCACTATCTTGTGCCACTATAAACATTTCTTTAATCATTAACTTTAATTTATCTTTATTCAAATCAACTGGCAACTGATCTACATAGTTATTTACCAACGTCATTGTATCTTCAGAGCCCTCAACAACATCATCGCTGACATTTGCTTGATTGAGATCAGAATAATCTTCTAATATTTTTAGTTCATGAACATTGATTTTATTATATAAATTATCAAGCAATCTATCAAACATTTGATTATCTTTTTTTGTTGTAACAACTAACTTTACAAACTTTTGGTCATATTCATTGATATCAATCTCATCATAATTTATAACATCATCATGATAGTTTAGTCTTAAAAATATTGTATATGGATTTTCTATAAACTCTAACTCTCTTGTTTCAGTATCAAATATATGAAAGCCTTTTTTATTTGCATAATCTGACCATGTCATTTCATATTGACTGCCTAAATAAAATACTTGACCATCATCACTCTTATGATGAAAATGGCCACTAAAAACTTTTTCAAATCTTGATACAATTGACTTATCATAACCATGTGTTTGCACCATTTTATCTAACATTCTAAAACCATTTAGATCAAAATGACCCATACAAATTTCAGCAGGTGCTGTATTCAACATTTCTAAACATTGTTTTTCATTCTCTGGATTCATCCAGGGCATCATCAAAATATTTAAACCATCAAAGTTTACAACTTTAGGTTCTTCATAGATAAATGGTTCATTGATACCATCAGGTGCTGTGCATAGTTCTTGAACAGCATTTACTTTGTTTGTATTACGATAATAAATATCGTGATTACCTATCAGTATATGAGTATCAATTTTATCTTGCCATAATCTCTGCATAAACTTATGTCTAAAATTATGAGCGATTCTATAATTAATATATTTTCTTCTATCTACGACATCACCTAAATGTATAAGTGTTTTTATATTATGCTCTTTAAGATAGGGAAAAAATATATTATCATAAAACTTATAAAAGTATTCATCAAATATATTACTATCGTTACGAGCCCCAAAATGGGTATCGTTCAACAATGCTATTTTCATATTATTTTTTAGTTGGTTCTTCTTCTTTTAAATTTCTCTGTAAAAAATCTAACAATTGGCTTTGATATTGTTGATCGTCTCCTTGTAATTGATCCATCATATTTTCAACACCTGTATTTGCAATTAATTTAGATTTAATTTGTATTTGTTTTTTTTCTTTCTGTATTCTTCTAATAAATGCGTAGTAAATTATTTGTGTAAAATATGCAAATGGATTATTACTTTTATCTGGATTAAAGTTATCCATATATTGTAAACAGTTTTCAATACCATCACTAATCATATCATCTCTGAATGTGTAATTGATAAAGTTTGGTCTATAAGATAAATGATTGGCAATCTTTAGAAAACACTCACCAATATAATTAGTAACATCTGGTTTTTTTCTATTTTTACTTTTTGCTTTTTCGCACCTATCTCGATACTCTATCATCGCTTCAAGAAACTTTTTATTATCTACATAATGAGGTTTTTCTTTTGCTTTTTTCATAAACTTATTATACTATATTTTGTATTAAAACGCAAGCCTTTCAACTAATTTTTTTGGTGTGCTTGACAATTTGAGGAATGTGTGTATAATCGACTATGTAGTCGCTGGGGAGAGTAGCTATAGCTAGTGTAAAGTAACTTTACTTTCTTCATAATGTTCACCTTCTTCATCTTCATTTTCTTTTATTCTTTTATCTAATTCTTCTGCTATTTCCATAATCTTTTGTATTTCTTTTTCAGAATAGGAAGTCTTGATTTTTGTAGTTTGTAATTTTCTTAATATAACTTCATAATAATTTGCAAGTTCTTTTGCTGCTCTAGATATAACAATAATTTTATCTTTTGGTATCACATATAATTTATCTGTGCTAAATGGTACCCACGGTGCCAAAGTATTATCATCTTTGACGCCAAACTCTGTAATTCTAGGTGTAGTAATTAATTGTAATGGATTTTGTATTCTTAAAAAATCTTTATCTAATGAAATACTACCGACTATTGTGCTGCCGTCTGTTAATTTAACAATACGATAATCTGTTAAATCGTTTGGCGCTTTCTTTGATTCTTTTTCCATACTAATATTTATCTATTCTTTTAGGTCGACATTGTGTATCTCGTAGTCAAACTCTTCCTCTGTATAGATGTTTATCCTCTCTTGAAAATGTTTTAATGTAAAGTTTTCTTTTGATTTGTAAGTTAGATCGTCTGCTATATCATATAAAGTAGCACTAACTTTATTATCACCTAATCTTAAACCACGACCGATACTTTGTAAGTTTCGTATTCTACTTTTAGACGGACTTGCAAAAACAATATTATGTAAATTTTTAATATTAACACCAGTAGAAAATGTGCCATAACTTGCAACAATGATGGCATCTTTTTCCTTTTCTACGATGCCTCTTATCGTTTCTCTTTCATCTGCTTCTACACCACCAAAAATATAAAAAACTTTTCGGTTATCATTAGCCTTTTCTTTAATTATTTCATATAAATTTTTACCATGTTTTTCTACTAACTGAAATAAAACTAATGTATTACCTTCTAGTTTTAAAGATAAATTGCGAATAAAATTTTGTCTTGATTTACTACTTACTAGGTAATCTATCTCATCTTGATATTTACCATTTGCAACTATTTTACTATTTTCTTGTGTATGTTTTAGTATTAAACATCTAACAGTAAGATTTGATAATTGATTTTTATCCATAAGTTTTCTAGTAGATGTTACTTTATTTACGGCACCAAATAAACCCTCTAACACTAATTTATGTGTTTGAGCACCATCTAAAGTTCCTGTAAGACCAATACGATATTTACAGTCTATAAGTTTAGTCATAATTTCTGTAAGTGATTTAGATTTAAATAAATGTGCTTCATCACCAAACACAACACCAAACTGTTCAAAATATTTTTTTGGCAACTTATATAAACTTTGCCATGTTGATATTAAAACTCTTTTATCTGTTTGATTAGAATAACCGCTGTATAATCTATGACAATATTTTTGAACATTCCAACCATATGATTTAAAATCAGAATACATTTGTTCAACTAATGATGTTGTTGGCACTATCAATAAACATCTACTATTTTTTTCATCTTTAATTAAGTGTGAATAATATCGTATGAGTGCATAGATAATAAATGATTTACCACTTGCAGTAGGACTTAATAATAATGTTCGATTGTATTTTAGACTATGATAGATAGCGTCTATTTGATAATCTCTAGCTTCAAAACTTTGACCTAGACTATTAGAGAATTTTGTAACAATATCTTTATTTACTTTGTTTTCTATTTCTACATCTTTACCAGTTACAATTTGATAATCACGCTCTTCAGCAAACGCTCTGATGTATGGATATAAACCAAAGTATATTTCTTTTGTTTTCTGTGAATATAGTCTTATCTTTCCATCCCACATACGATTACGAAATGCAGGCATAAACTTATAACCTGGCACATAGAATGTAAAAAATTCTGATAGTTCTCGTTGAATGTTTGGATCACAATCAACGGTTATATAGACTTCGTTTTTCTTTTCAATTATTAGAGTATCCATGTCATTATGCTATAGCGAACACCACTAGTTACTTTTTTAACTTCATGAGGAAACATAAAGTTTGAAGGAAAGACAACAGCAGAACCTTTGTCTTTGTCTAGATTTTCGCCACATAATGTAAATTCACCACCTTCATAATCATCATTTAAAAATATCAATGATGTTAGATGTGGATAGCCTTGTTTTTGACCATGACTATGATGGATATTATCTATATGCTCTTTCATAAAACCACCTGTTTCATAACAGTTGATTCTAAAGTGTGTATATTCTTGTATCTTTATTTTATTATGTGCTTTGGTGTAATCATTTACTGCTGTTTCAAATCCTTGTTTTATTGTTTGATAACCAAACATATTTGGGCCTATCCAAAACTCTTTCATATCTACCTTAGATGTGCCTGTTACAGTATTTGTTGTTGAAAAGGTAGAAGTTTTCCACCTCATAAATGTATCTTTATTATAATGTGCTATAAGATTATCACAAGCAGTTGGTCCTAATACTTGTGGATAATAATATATGTAATCAGAAATTTGCTGATTGGAACTCATGATGTTCTCCTACTTGTCCTTTGACTTGCATATTCCATGCTATACTTATACGTTTATTATTAGACTTATTTTGTTGTACCCAATGTGGCAACCATGCAGGGAAAAATATTGCTCTATTTGTTTTAGACGCATAACTTAATAGACTAGAATTTAAAGTATTTGTTTCTTTTTTTCTAGGCACGATAACATCAGCTGCAGGTCTAGGATCATGAAATACTATACTTGCACCTTGATCTGATTGTAAATAATAAGTGCCACTTAAAAAATTATTAGAGTGTGTGTGAACTGGATGATGTTCATTATTTTTTAAAACATTTGCCCACATATCAGTAATAATTAAATCTTCTACATCATAACCTAATGTATCACATATTTTTTTGCCTGTGCTTATGACTAAATCTGAAAAAACTTTGAACTCTTTTTTAGTATGTAAATCTGCTGACTTTGTTTGCCAGTTATTATCATAATCTCTTTCATTCCATAAATCGCTAACATACTTTTTCATACCAATGTTTATAGAATGAAATTCAGATATAAAATCATCTACTAAAAATATATTAGTTGCGAATATTTGTTGATGTTCCATAAAAAATATAACTCCCGTTTCTATCCCACTTAATAAATTTCATAGGGATTAGTCTCATATACCATGGTGTAGGACAATCTGTCATGTTGTTCCACAACTCATGAACTCTTCCAAACTTGCCGATTTTTGTCAGACCCACACAAGCAGGATAATCTTTAGATAGCTCCACTTGTAAACTTCTTCCATTCTATTGCATTTTTAATTAAGAATGTTCTATTGTTTATACTTCTTAAAACTTGTTCAAGATAAGTAACCACTTGTTTTAGATATGCAGCTTTTTGATCTGCTTTTTGTAACTCATCATCAGAATCCATATAAATGTGTACGTCTGCTTTTAATACTTTTAAATCAAAAGGTTTCTCTCTATAAACACTTGGATCTGCTTTACCTGTATAGTATTCCCATTTTTGTCTTTGCATAACTTTATGTTCATATTCTGCCTTTTTCAATAATAAAGAAAACTTATTATAGTGTTGTAAATATTTGTTATGTAGTAAAGGTATTTTAGTTGATTCGGTATCTAATTCTGTATCATCAAGTTTAAAATCTCTATCTACTTGTTGTTGTAATTCCTCTAATGTCATACGGATATTATATCACCTTTTGGTTGTTTTGTCAAGGCTTTTCGCCATTTCTTTATGTGTTATATAAGATAAATTATTACAGTCTTTCCATTCATTTACTTCACAATCTATCGGTGATGTGCCGATTTTATTTAGATTAACTTTGTAAAATTGAACATCTTTAAATTTATTAAATGTATTTTTATGTTGAAGTATCCAATTAAATGTTTCATCAGGATTATTAGGTCTTGCATAATCGGCGTCTTTATCGGCATAACAATTTGTGCCAGCATATACATTGTTTATTTTATCATCTAAACTATATAAATCATGACCAATAATATAAACTTCTTTCGCACCCAACTCACAGGCAAGATGAATACTTCTTGACCCTGTCGCATATGCAAAGCCATCTACATCTGGTTCTATGTCTTTTACTTTATCTGGATGTTTGACGCCTGTGATATAAGTTATGCCTAAATTATGACCTTTTGTGAGAGTAAACACTCCATCAGCACCATGATAAACTACTTGTTCACTATCATTCCACTCTATGTCAGTTTTATCTGCCATCGTTTTTAACATTTCTTTTGCAACAAATATTGGCACAGGTGTCCAGTATCCTAAATAACAAGTATGTTTATGTGCATAACCTGAACGATATATCTCATGCCCTATTCTTGAATCTAATCCTACAACAATGTCTGGTGTAAAATCACGATAGACTGCATTACAGCCTATTACTGTGCCATGTTTTTTGAAATAGTCTAGATTTAGACCTTTACGAGAGTTGCCGTTGCCAAAACAAAATGCTTTTGTCATTATATATCATCCTATATTTTTACTACTATGTAGTAGATATTTGTACTATATTGTAATTCATATATTGAAAACTTACGTTTGCTTGTATGTAGTCAATATCTGTTTGTCTTACATCATAACTTAAACTAGATAAAGATGTAGGATAAACATTTTCAAATCTTATTTCTGTCTTTGCAATATTTTTACTATTTAAAACTGTTAGTGTTGCGTCAGAATATGTGCCAGTTTCAGCAAGAGGTGCTGGTGTTGCAACACCTGGCACGATTGGACCTGCAGTTGATCCTGGAACTCTATCTGATCCTTCAGTTTGTAAATTTGCAAATTGTGTGTGATTATTAGGAAAACCTAACGCTAATAACCAGTCGTGAATCTCTTTATAATTATTTAAATTTTCATCAACAATAAATGATAAGTCTAAGGAAGAGTATGTAATTTTATCGCCTGGTATTGGTATATCATATAAAGGTGTATTTTGTTGTGCTGATCCTAAAGATATGCCTGGTATATTAGCACTTTGTATAAAAAATTCTACTAGTGGTAGTTTAGTTATTTTGAATCTAAACTGTACAGGACTCGCATAATCTCTTTTAGACGGTTCTCTATTGATTATATTTGTTGTTGTCATACTACTATTTATAAGAGAAAAAAGAGGCTAAAAAAAAGGGGCCGAAGCCCCTTTTTAATTTTCCGAGAGGAATCGAAATTACATAATGTTTGTAACTTTAACTCGTCTGTAGTATAGGTTTTGTTCACCAGCAGCAACTGCGCCTGAGTTGTCAAGAGCACCAGTTCCGTTTGATGTAGCAAAAGGATTTTGAACCATTCCGTATCTAGTTTTGAATCCAATCTTAGGTTGGAAACTGTTCTGACCAACTGCTCTCACCATTTGTAGTGGAACATATGGGCAGTAGAATAAACCAGAATCGTAAGGTGAAGTTCCTTTATAACCGATTACATAGTATTGACTAGCAGCAACATTAGCAGCATATGGGTCAACATACACTCTAAATTTACCGTTAAGAACACCTGCAAAAGTGTTACCTGTGTCATCTACATTTAAGTTTGTGTTCAATGCAGGAGCGTAATCTAAAACACCAGCCATTTGTAAAGCAGAAGCAACATCAGCTGAACAGATGATGATATTTCCTTTACCTCTACGAGTTTGTTGACCGATAGCGTTAGCGTCTCTCTCTAATTGATACATTAACCCTTTGAATTTCTCAACTGACCAACGACCATTTGAATCTGTGTCTAAGTCAAAGATACCAGCAGTTGTTGTGTTTACTTGAGCACCCGCTTTAGCGTGTGAGTAAATTGTTCTAACTACTTCTCTGTTGATCTCAGATAAGATTTCACTTGAAAGGATGTTCGCAAGTTCTGTTTCAGCGTCTAGACCGTGGATTGCTTTTAAGTCTTGAGCAAGTTCCATAGTATACTCTGCTTTTAGAGCTCTAGATTTTGCAGTAACAGTTACCTTGTCGATTGAGAATGCCATTTCAGCAAACTCATCAGAACCATCACCAAGTGTCTCTGCCTGAGCAGTAGTCATACCAGAACCAGTTGTGTAAGTTCCAGCAGATGGTGAATCGTTTAGTGTTGCAGGGTTAGTACCTGATTGTGCGTCAGGTGATCCTGTGTCGCCAGCAGCATCTCTTGCTGAGAAATCTGTGTCTGCTTCATTGAATAGTGCTTCTGCACCAGCCTGTGAACCAAATCTTGACTTCATAGCGAAGATTAAGCCTGTTGGACCAGTCATTGGTTGCACGCCACAAATATCGTATGCGATAAGATTTGGCATAGCTCTTCTGACTAACGAAATTAATACTGGATCAAAGTTATCCACGTTAGAACCAGTTTGGTTTGCAGGAGCGGCCTCAGCCATAAAGCTTCTGTCTTCCCTAACTGCTTTCTCTTGGTTTTCTAAAATCACAGTAGTTACAGCTCTTTTATAAGCATCTTCGATTTTTGGCAAATCTGGATGTTCTAGGACTGGCTGCCACTTTTCCTGTAAGTTTTCAGTAAGATACATTTTTATCTCTCCTATATTTACTAATTGTTAAAAAACATTAAGCCTTTAAAGCCTTAAGGTTTTTAGATATTGCGGCTGTATATGCAGCCATAGCATCCGAACTTGCTTCTACAGCAGGTTCATTCGCCGCCACAGAATCAACAGAATTTTCTTCTGCTACTTCTGATTTTGTTTTAGGGAAATAAGATTCTTTAATAGTCTCTAATTTTTCCTTAAACTTTTCAGCACTATCGAACTCAACATTCTCAGCCATAGAGATAAACTTCTCTGTTTCTGTATCTGTTAAATCTTCAGATACTTCAGCGATTGCTTCTCTCTTATGCAACTCAGAAACTTCTTTAGTTAGATTGACATTCTTTTCAATCTGTTCGTTAAGTTTACCTTCTAAGTCTTTTGTTTGATTTGTTAAGTCGTCAAGCACGTTATACTTTTCTTCTGGAACATCAATATAATGTTCTTTGAATAAAGATTTAAGACCAGTAATGAAATCTTCAGCGATCTCGGTACGAATACCTCTTTCTACTGCGAGTTCATTTTCTTTCATCCATTCTTCAACAACATAGTTTAGATACGAATCAACTTTTTCAGTCATCGCTTCTTTTATTGTTTCAGTTTCTTCTGAAAGTTTTTTCTCATACTGAGCCTCAATTACTTTAACCTGTTCTTGTATTCTTGTCTTAACAGCAGTCTCAAAGATTGTTGCAGCCTTTTCTTTAAATTCTTCAGAAAGGTCTGCGTCTGTTGAAACTAATGCTTTAACATCATCAGATAGGTCAATATTCATTTCAGTAGATTCTTCTTTATCTTCAGCAATTTCTTCGCCTTCGATTTCAGCTTCTTCTTCTTTCATGCCCGCAGGTTTATGATCTTTTGGTAAAGATCCATCCTTTGCGTCTTTATTAACCTGGTCTGATACTTTTTTTACCTTGTCCGCAGCTGTTTGGCCATCAGGATCAGTAGGTTTAACTACTGCCTTACCCAAATCCTCAGCGTCATTTTTAAGGTGAGTAGGTTCAGCTGCAACAGCGTCTTTGTTTACCGCAGACTTCTGCTCTTCAACTGCCTCTACTTCTTTTTTTACTTCGGTTTCAGACATTCGGTCTCTCCTTATTAAAAATTAATTAATTTTTTTCTTACTATTATTTATACAAACTACCATCTTAAACCCTACGCTTTTCAACAAAGCTGCGTAGGTTTATAATTTCTTGATGAAGTCTTTGAAGATATCTGCTTTAACTGTTGCCAATTCTTGACGTTTAGTTCTTTCGATTTCTTCTTTGTATTGTTCAACTTCCATACTTTTCAGCACTCCGTTGTCCCACACCCACTCTTTGCCTTCCATGATACCTTCTACGAAAGCGTCAGGCGCTGATGGGTCTGCAACTATATCAGCCGCAGTTGCAAGATAGAAATCTTTACCCACAAGATTACGTCCTTGTGATTGTTGTATAGATCCCATACCTCTAGATGACACACCTAATACAGCACCTTCGTCAATAAGATTCTTAACGATTTTACCATATGGTGTATCCATGACTTTCGCTTCACCAATGAAGTTTTTACCTTCAGGTTTTAGACTAGTAATCATGTGTGAAACTCTTTCGAGATTCACAGTTGGTCCGTCAGGATGTCCTAACTCACCAAAAGCTCTTCTTTTATCTATAAACTCTTTTGTATATCTTCTTACTTCTCTTGCTAAAGTTTCGACTGGATAAATTCGACCATTACGGTTCTTGATATCCGCCTGCATAAAGACACCCTTAATTTTGTAATCTTTCTTGCCGTTTTTTTCTTCGGTCAAGACTTGGACATCTTCGATTGTTTCTGTAATTAGTTTCATTTCTCCACCTTCTTTTTTTAATTATCTTATCTCTAAGATTATTGTATAGTTATCTCCTGACACAAAGCCTTTTGTTGATAATAATATATCACCTGCTGGAGATGTGTTCGCTGTTAGTGTTGCGTTATTCGGTATACTATTACCAGCAACAAAATAATCATGAAAACCTGTGCCTGAAAAAAATCCTATCGTTGCGTTAGCAGCATTTGTTCCACTACCTGCCCATAATAATTCTACACCAGATTTACCATTTGTAGTATTTACAGACCAATATATTTTTGATAGAACTCTGTTTGCATCCTCAGACATAAAATTCAAAGCACTAGCATCCATTTTTGTTACAAGCGTTTCGCCAGAGCCATCACTAATATTAGTGAACTTCATAACTGTTTTAACACCAACTGTATCTACAATAGTTTGTGATGTAACTACATCTGCCATTTTAGTTTCTCCTAAATTCTGTAATCAACAAATAACTTTCAACATTCGAATCAGTTGTTAGTTTTATTTGTTTATCATTTCCAAATTTTAACTGATCTGGTCGTAAACCATACTTACCTTTACCAGTTAAACTTAAATCATTTGTTTCACTCTCAGCACTAAACTTTAAAGTTCCTGTGCCTTTAATTTGATAATAACACTCAATCAAATTTACTTTTGATTCGTTATTACCACTCGTTAC